GGTCTGGTGCAGGGTAGGATCGCAGGGCCTTGCTCTTGTTGGCCCTAGGGCGTGAGTAGGTGCCTGCGATTGGTCGGATAATGATGTAGCGAGCGATCCTAGGCTGTGTATCCCCAGATCATGAGCCCTTGCGCGTGCGCTTTGCTCAGTCTTGCGTGGGGTTCCTATTACTCGCTTGGCCTAACTACGTTCGTGGATACTTGCACCAAACGCAGTGATCGTGGTGAAACACCCACACACTGCGATTGTACCACACTATCGAAAGTTCCCAATGCGGGGATTGGAGTGTCCAGCATTGTTTGGTCAGTCTAATCCACCACATTGTTGGCCTCCGTTAGTGTGCCGCGTGCTGGGCTTGGGGCTTGGCACCCTTAGCTCTGGGTGCGACCTTCCCAGCCTGCGTCTTCGACAACCCCTTCTCTGCCTTGGCCTTGGCCGCCTTCTCTTCGGCCTTCTTGACCAACTCCGGATCGGCCTTGATCAGCTTGGCGATGTCCAGCTTGACCGGAGTGGCCTCGCGGGCCTTGAGGTTGGCCTCGGCCGTGGCGATGATTGAGGGGTCGGCATCCAGCAGCTTCTTGGCCGTGGCCGTGACCTCTGAGGCCTTGACCGTGGAGATCTTGATCTTGTTCGCCTTCATGGCGTCCTTGACCAAGTTGCGGGCGAGTCGCATGGCCTCCGTCATCACCGCACCGCTGGCCTTCTTGACCTTCGATGCGCCGGTGAGTTTGGTCTTGCCCTCGTACATCTCCTTAACGTTGGCCTCCGCCTTGTCCTTGATCGCGGCCTTGCGCTCCGCCTCGTCGGGGTATGCCTCCTTTGTGAGCTTGGACATACCACGCTCGGAGAGAACCTTCAGCCCTTGCATCAGGGCTTCCTTGTAGACCTCGATGGGGAGCTTGGAGGTATCGACCTCCAAGGTGCCCGCACCGTTCTTCAAGGCGAAGCTGATCAAGGCGTCATTGGTCTCATTCGTGGTATCTTGTTCGATGTCCATTGGACTTCCTTTGGTTGAAAACCACGCCACCATTCGTGTGAGGGTCACAGGAGTTGAACGGCATCTATGGCGATCGCTAGAGCATGCGGGGCACGCTGTCGCGGTAGCACTCATGCACAGTCAGAGCACCTACCTCCGAGTGGTCTATGGCGGTTTAATCGTGCGGGATTGCACGGGGGGCAATAGGCTGGCATTTGCGCCAGCCCAAAGCCTAGTCGATCTCAATACCAATCTTGGCAAACTCACGCTTGAAATAGGCGCGATCCTCAGGGGTCAACTCCTTCAACTCTGCCTGAAACTCGGCGAGGGTTTGGTTCGGCTTGCGACCGAAGAAGTCATTGATCGCCTTGGTGAATGAGATACCCATGATTGTGCTCCGAGGGCACTATTGCCCCCCTTGCAATCCCAACGAGACCTAAGCTTCGGTCCCGCTCTATGATGCCATTCGCCTTACACAGTGCACGCTTGCGCGGCAGTGCTTGCGATGGCGATGTCAAACAGCTCGGTGGGAAAGGCCACTCCGCCCCTGCGATGATGTGGGTCGCAGTCCCTACGCCCTTAAGCCGGGTAGAGGGGATAATCCCTCGCCCGGCGTAAGGGGAATGTGTGGTGGCCTAGGGCCGTGTGTCTGCCAATCCACCGTAATCCCACTCTTCGATAAGATAACGAATGCAAAGCCATTCCATTTCAGTGATCTCATCTGCGGACTTGGGGACCTTCCACTCAAACCCCGCCATCAGTGTATATCCACGCTCTTGCAAGAACTCACAGACGTCCTGATCATTAGTGACTACAACATCAGCCTTTGGTTGAATGATCCAGTGCACCAACTTGCGCAGCTCGTCGCTTGCCTGCGGCATTCTTCCATCTCCCTTTCGCATCGCAGGGACCGTTGGTCCCCAGCATGATTAACCCAACGCCTCAAGCTGTTCAGGCTTCCAGCTCCCTTGACCATGATACAACTCATACCACGCCTTGACCGGAAACCCTTGCACCCCAGTCAGCGAGGCATACATGGCGAAATGGCCACAGTGGGTGACCTTGGCCATTTCAGGCGAGATCATATCCCATCGATCCATCCCCAGCCATTCCTTGATGTCGTTGACGGCATCGGCCGCTGGGCATGGGCTATTGCCGTAATCAATCGTTGTGTGCATCTGCATTCCTCCATTGCGCCCCAATCATAGCACCAACCGCACCGGGCGTCAAATCAACTTTTCGTGAACCGCTCGCCTTGGTTGTATACTTCGAAACATCGCTTAGTCACTACCTCACCTGTGTCCATGTTCACCAGCGTAATTGGGCACTCAATGGACTCTAGGAAGTGACAGAAGGCAAGGATTTCTCTTTGGGTTCTGTGCTTTGATGACTTCCAGAATGCCCACACAATGATGTGATCACACAGACCAACCCATAGGCTTCGCACGAGCTTGCGCATCAAATCCTCCTCAATGGGTGCTTGGGCATGGTTACAACGTACTCATCCCCAGTCTTGGTTTTGAATATGATCCCGGTCTGTGGTTTGGGCTTGGGCTTAGCCATCTCCAACAGCGCTTGTGCTGCCCTAACCTTGGCCCTGTGCTGCTCATTGCGCCACTCTTGCGCGTCTTGGATCTTGGGTGGCTTGGCATTCGGTTGTGGCAACTCCTCCCCAGTGAAGTCATCGGTGTACCCAACGACCTTACCTGTGCTTATGGCCTCGATCTGAAATTGCGGTAGGTCCTTAGCCCTTCGCCGTGTTCGCTTGGGTGCCAACTTCATTCGCTTGCCTCAGGTTGCGCCACCATACCCCAGACTATACCAGACCCCACGCACGTTGTCAAGCACAATCTTCAGCCATTTCATCGCTCGATGGCCCATTCCCCAGCATGTTTGTCTAATGAACCCCTGATGTTATCCTCATGGCCTCATTGATAGCAAGTAGGGCACGGTTCCCCCTCCCCTACCGTCCGTATGTCCTTGTGTGTGTGTAGTTGGTGTGTCAGATACAGGGGGCTATAGGCGGGGGGAGGGAGGGCGACGCATGCCATGAGTTATCGACTAGGCCATGAGATTGCCATGAGGGGCCTATGAGGCGAATGCTGCACCGCACCACGATTGTAACATTTCGTGATCGAGAGAGGTGCGAGAGGTGCGATTGTACTACCACCTCAGGGCCGAATCGTGAGATGCTCGATTGCGTTGGAGGCGACCATGTTTGTGATCTACACCCACTGCCGAGCCACACCCGAAGGCGATCCTGCTGAATGGCTGATTGCCACCGATCGAGAAGTCTGCACCGTCGAGTACGAAACCCAAGAACTATCCGAATGCGTTTGGATAGTCCCAACCACGGAGATTGACCAATGACCCAAGTCAACACCCAGACCACACTGACCCCCGACCAGATGCTCGCCATGATCGCCAAGCTCGAGGCTGAGAACGAGGCCCTGAAGTCTGCGCCCCAGAAGCGCCTGACCTGCAAGGTCTCCGAGAAGGGCGCCCTCTCGGTCTACGGCCTTGGCCGCTTCCCTGTGACCCTGTACGCTGGGCAGTGGGAACGCCTATTTGCGGCCAAGGATGAGATCGCCCAGTTCGCCAAGGCCAACGCCCACCTGCTGGCCGCGAAGCCCACGGCCTAGCCCCTAGCCCATCGATCCCTCCTTGGCCCTCACCCTCCGGCGGGGTGGGGGCCAAAATTTTGCCTCTGCCGGGGCGGCAGAGGACCTCTCAGCACGGAGTGAAAAATCTCAATCATATGCATAACCCAGCGAGGGTAAGGGGGGTTGACTTTTCACGCGAGGGGTGGCATGGTCGATGGTGAGAATGGAGGAGGTGTGTGGTGATTGAGGGAATGGTGGAAGTGTCGGCGATCCTGGGCGCGGGGGTGTATGCGCTGGTGCGCCAGGGGGTGGTGGTGTATGTGGGGCAGTCGAAGAAGATGCTGGGGAGGATCTCGGCGCACAAGTCGAACTGGGGCCGCAGGACACCAGCGTGGTTGCCAGCGTCGTGCCGGGGGATCTTGTTCGATGAGGTCCATGTGATGCCGTGTCGGGTGGAGGACCTCGACGAAGTCGAAAGGCGATTGATCAACCTGTGGAAGCCTCGGTACAACATCCACCTCAAGGCCCCCACGCCCGTCGCGCTCGGGGAATACATCCAGGTGCCCAAGGCTGGGCGGGGGTTTGAGAGAAGGATCTAAGGCGATGGCCCTCCAGCGCGGACGGATCAAGGTGGCCAAGGTCGAGATCTCGGGGATCAGGTCCCTGGAGCGGCAGGACCTTGGGCTGTTGCTGGAGAAGCGGCCCGCCAAGACCCTTCAGTCGCTGAGGGATTCCCACCACCGAGTCGCCCGTGCGGTGGCCGCGGGGATGCCCAACGAGGACATCGCCATCCTGTGTGGGATGTCCTTGAACCGCATCTCGATGCTGAAGAGCGACCCCGCGTTCTCGGATCTGGTGGCCCACTACCGAGGGGTGAAGGCGGCCGACCACTTCGAGGCCATGGACCCGGTGATCGACCACCTCCAGAACGTCCAACTCAAGGCCCTGAGGCAATTGAGCGATCAGTTCGACGCGGCCGATGAGGAGGGCCGGCTGTTGCCGGTCAACCAATTGGTGGCCGTCGCGACGATGGGCCTCGACCGCACCGGCTACGGCAAGGAGCAGAAGAATGTGAATGTGAATGTGGACTTCGCGGCGCAGTTGGAGGCCGCCCGCAGGCGATCCACCGCCGCTCGTCCACCCCTCATTGAGGCCCAGCCCTCCTCGGCGCCTCAATCGGTCCCACAGCCAACCCCAGCCCCAACCTTGCCCCTGGCTGTGGGACCGTCCCCATTCCGTCGCCGGATCGGCGGGCCGAGGTAGCTATGTCCATTGAGCCCATTCGCCGCGATATGAAGCCGGTGAGGCAGGCCATCGCCGACCTACAGCAGCACGCTGATGAAATTAGTGGTCTTGTGGTATTGGTCTGCACAAACGACGATGAGGACTACGACTTCTACATCGCTGGCAGCATTGGTGCTGAGCGTGCCCTTGGTCGTCTTGAAATCATCAAGCGCGCCATACTCAACAAGGTCCAATTCGCCGGACCATCGAGGTAGGGGAGCCCAGATGCTTGAGCGCCAACGAAGGAATAGTCGGACCCTCGCAGGCGATCGCTCTGGCGCTCCCCTACACCCTAGGAGATATTGATGCCATCCTATAAGTTCAGCCATGAGCACAAAGCTTTTATCAAGCAGTGTTCGCACTGCAAAGAGATCACAATTGGCACAAAGGATGTGAACGAAAGCATCATCATATTCGGTGAAGTGTTCGCTTGTGCTGGACCATCCTCCGGTATGGCAGATGGAATGCAATCGCGATGTTGGGCTTGCAACTCACACCGAAGGCGCGCTCTTGGTATAACACGATTGGTGTTACAGGAAATGTGGGATGCACAGAATGGTCAGTGTGCCATCTGCTGCAACGAGATTTCCATCATTCGTAATGCAGAGCCTGACATCCATGCCCATGTGGACCATGATGAAGAAACCAACAAGGTTCGGGGACTGCTTTGTAGACATTGTAATCAAGGAATCGGTTTGCTTAGACATAGCCAGGATAACCTAAGAAGGGCTGTGGCCTATTTGGAGAAACACCACCCAACAAAGACCGTTGTCCAATTTCGGAGGCGGGTCTAATGGAACAAGGCCTACTAGAATGGCTAGCTGATGTTTCACACGATCCTCTAGCCTTCGTGTTGGGCGCCTTCCCGTGGGGTCAAAAAGACACAGTCCTTGAAAAGTTCGACGGCCCGACTCCTTGGCAACGTGATATTCTAGAATTAATTCGAGACGGGATTATTGATACCAATCAAGCTGTGCAGCTAGCCACTGCTTCTGGTCACGGCATTGGCAAATCTGCCCTAGTCTCCATGATCATTCTTTGGGCAATGACAACTGCCCCCGACACTCGGGGTGTAGTCACGGCCAATACTGAAACTCAGTTGAAGACTAAGACCTGGGCAGAACTAGGTCGTTGGTTCAATCTTTGCTTCTTTGCAAAAGAGCACTTCACTCTTAATGCCACCTCTCTAGTCTCTAAGGATGTTAGTCGAGAGCGCACGTGGCGCATTGATATGATCGCCTGGAGCGTAAACAATCCAGACGCCTTTGCGGGGCTGCACAACAAGGGCAAACGACTTCTGCTCATCTTCGATGAGGCCTCTTCAATTGCGGATATCATTTGGGAAACTGCCGAAGGCGCTTTGACCGACGCCGACACTGAGATCATTTGGTTGGTCTTTGGCAACCCCACTAAGAACTCTGGGCGGTTCAAAGAATGCTTCCCTGGAGGCAAACATGCCGAGTTCTGGAACTCCCGACAGGTCGATTCCCGAACAGTCCCCATCACCAACAAATCCCGCTTCGGGAAATGGATCCGCGCCTATGGCCTCGATTCCGACTTCGTCCGCGTTCGCGTCCTGGGTCAATTCCCCCGCGTTGGCGAAATGGAGTTTTTCTCTGCTGCTGATATCGATGCCGCTATGGCTGCCGATCGTGAAGTCTTCGTGGATGCTTTTACTCCCCTCGCTCTCGGTGTTGACGTGGCTCGCTTTGGTCGCAACAACAGCGTCCTGTTCCCCCGCAAGGGCCGAGACGCCCGAACCATCGCCAAGGAAGTCTACTCCGGCCTCTCCACCACCGACCTAGCCTCCCGCATCCACTCCACCTTCAACCGCCTCCACCCCGATGGCATCTTCATCGACGGCGGTGGTGTCGGTGGTGGCGTCGTCGACCAATGCCGCCAACAACGCCTCCATGTCTGGGAAATTCAATTCGGCGCCAAGGACTCCATCACCGGCGTGGTCTTCGACAACCAAGGCGAACGCTACGCCAACCAACGCGCCGCCATGTACGGTGCCCTGCGCGCCTGGATCAAATCCGGCATGCTGCCCCTCGACGCCGACCTCCGCACCGCGATGCTGGCCATCAAGTATACGTTTAATGTGCGGGACGAAATCCAACTCATCTCCAAAGAAGACCTCCTCGACGACTCTCCAGACCTCGACCTCGACTCCCTCGATGCCCTCGCCCTCACCTTCGGTGGCCCCCTCGCCCGCAACCCCGACGCCGGCCGCGAAGGCCCCCACAAAAGGACTGATGTCGCCGAGCACGAATACGACCCCTACTCCCCCGAACGCATGCTCAACTAGAAAGGACCCCATCCATGGTTGACCCCATCACCCTCACCGGCCTCGCCCTTGGTGGCCTCGCCGGTGCCGGCGCCGCCGCTGCAACCTCCAGTGGCGCCAGCGCTCCAGCAACCCCTGCCCCCACCCCTCCCCCGGCCTCCCCCGCCCCAACCCAACAACCCGTCGGCTCCAAGGCCAAGCCCACCGCCGGCCAACCATCCTTCGTCGGCGCCGCGGCCACTCCCCCACCAACCTCAGGCCAGAAGACACTTTTGGGCCAGTGATTAATTTTTAGGTGAAAAATGGCTGCCTACGAATGGGACCGAGAAATTAAACTTTGGACCAAAACCTGTCCTAGATGCAAGGTTGCGTTCA